GGAGTAATAGGTGTTTTAGTATTAGTAATATTCTTAATGTATAGCTTTTTTACTAAAAGGTTTGAGGTTTTAGAATCTAAACTTGAAAGAGTAGAGTTGAAGCTGTACGATTGCCTAGAAGATAGAATACAAACAAGCAAAAGGCAATTAGATAAACACGTACAATTTAGCGAATTAATGGTAGGTATTTTACCTGATAAAAAGAAATATGGAACTAAAAGAAAGATGGCAGTCTAAAACTCCTAAGTTTTGGAAGAAAGTACAAAGAGTAGGTATCATTGCAGGAGCAGTAGGAGCAGCTATAATCGCAGCACCTGTAGCTTTACCTGCAGCATTAATTACGGCAAGTAGTTATTTGTTAGCAATCGGTGGAGTAACTGCTACACTATCACAACTTACTAAAGAGTAACTTACCTAATAGTAATATGCAGTTAAGTAAGCATTTAAGTAGAGCAGAATTTGAGCGTTCAGATGCTGCTACAAACTACGGAATAAGCAATTCGATGAACTCTGGGCAACTTGCTAAAGCTATGGCATTGGCTATTAATTGTTTTGAGCCTATTAGAGAGCATTTAGGAAAGCCAATTAGAGTGAATAGTGGTTATCGTTCTCCTGCCGTAAATAAACGCATTGGGGGGGCGCTAACGTCTCAGCATAGTTTAGGCGAAGCAATAGATTTAGATTTACACGATAGAGATTTATTCGAGTGGATTATAGATAACGTTGTTTTCGACCAATTGATTTACGAAGCAGGAAATGATACTGAGGCAGCTTGGTTTCATATTTCCTACCGAGAAGGGCACAATCGTAAGCAAGTCTTACGAATGATAAAGAAAGGCGGAAAATCTACCTATATACCTTACAAACGCAAATAGAACCGAGTAACATCGGTTTTTTTATTCAAACTTATTATGAGAAGACGTTTGTTTTTTGACATAGAAACATCATTTAATATTGGTATATTTTGGAGAAGTGGTTACAATCTTACAATACAACCAGAAGACATTATAAAAGAACGTGCTATAATTTGCGTGAGTTGGAAGTGGGAAGGTAAAGATGAGGTTCATAATTTAACTTGGGATAAAAACCAATGCGATAAAAAACTTTTAAAAGATTTTGTTAAAATATTAAATCAAGCAGATGAAATAGTAGCGCATAATGGAGATAGATTCGATATAAAATGGCTGCGTACAAGATGCTTAAAACATAAGATTGATATGTTTCCACAATACCAATCTATAGACACGCTTAAACACGCTAAAAGTCAGTTTAATTTCAATTCAAACAAGTTAGATTATATTGCTAAATTTCTCGGAGTTGGTGCTAAGCTGAAGCACGAAGGTATGGATATGTGGAAAGCTATCATTTTTAATAAAGATGCTGATGCATTAAAGCGAATGGTAGAGTATTGTGATATGGATGTTATTGTACTTGAAAAGGTTTACCACAAATTAGAACCATATACAAAGCAAAAAGTAAATTATGCGGTATTAAGAGGTGGAGAAAAGTTTGAATGCCCTAACTGTGGAAAGCTACCACACTATAAAAGTATGTACACAACTGCCGCAGGAACTATTCAACACAGAATGCAATGCTCAGACAGACAAATTTGCAATAAGAAGTTTACTATTAATAACAAAACTTATATTGGTTATTTACAATTTAAACTGCGTAGTAATATAAAATAGCTACCTTAGCAGAACTTTTTTCGTAAAGTACAATCTGTTTTGTTTAGGTAAGAAAGGGAGTTCAGAGATGTTCTCCCTTTGTTTTTTTTACATTCTACTTCCCTTTGTTTATAAGGCTTTCAAAAATAAATCAAAAAAAAAGTAAAAATAATTGTGTAAAAGTTTGGTAGTTATAAACAATTGCGTACATTTGTAAGGTCAATAAGGCACAAAACAAAAAACAAAACAGATATGAAAACTCAAAAAAATAAAACAATATTTATCTTAGATACTTTCACAAATGAGGTTATTTCATCAATGGTAATTAAGTCTGACTCATCTATCCCATTTTCTTTTAAGTGTGAGTTTGAAATGCTAAAAGAAAAGTTAGGTACTATTGTAGCAAAAGAATGGATAGAAGGAGAAGAAAAAGCTAAAAGAATTTTAAACTAAAATAAACCAACGAGGGGTGCGACTCGGTAACGCACACTAATACAAAACAGATGAAAAAACAGATTAAAGAAGCCTTAGAGCTTCACGCAAAAGCAAACGAATTGCTTTACTTATGCGAAGGAATGCAGAACCGAATAGATAATATGCTTCGGTACAATGCAGAGATAGCCATCCCTAACAACTTTCACGAGCATTCAGACAATGTTATTGATACCTGCCAACGTGGATTAGGTAGATTATGGAGAAGCTACCAGATAGTCATTGATAAACTTAAAAGCCTTGATGAGATATGAAAGAAGATTTAATAAAGTACGTTGAGCAATTGGAGATTGAGCGACAAGCAAACACAGATGTTTATTCAGAAGAAACATTAAACAGATTAGATAATTTAATTAAAGAGTATCACAAACTAATATTGTCACTATGAAAACACGGAACGTATTTAAGAAAGTAACAGAGGCATTTAACCAACACGTAAAGCCTACTACATTAGAAAACGAGTTCATCCCTAACAACGGAGTAAGACACGGAGACTTAAAAAGATATTGGGATAATTACAACGCACAATTAGTTAACAGAATCTCAGAGATAAAAAGCTATGAAACGATTTAAGATAACATACAAGGTAAAGCTAAAGAGATGGGAGGAACGTTATTTAATTGTAAGCGCATACACTCAGTCAGATGCTAAAGATAAATTCCAATTATGGAAAGGTTTAATAACAGATATAAGTGAGATATGAAAACAGCAATAGAGTGGTTTGCACAACAGGTTAATTCATCTAAATGGAAATTTGCTGATAAAACAGATAGAGAAGCTATTATTCAACAAGCCAAACAAATGGAGAAAGGGCAGATTATTGAAAGCTATTGTCAAGGTTGTTTTGATATTAGCAAAGATGAAAATATTTTTCCAAGAGAAACATCAGAACAATACTACAACGAAACCTTTAAATCAGAGTAAGATGAAGCTAATTAAAACAGAAGTAAATTATCTTCTTAAAAATGAAGAAGGTGTTATTATAGCCTCAACATCTACAAAAGACGGGAATAACAAACTATCCAAACAAAACTGTGATGAGATATTTGGAGTAGTTGATGTTGAGAAGTTGGCTGAGGAATCTTGGGGAGATAAAATATCATCACCTTACCACGCTTATGTAGATGGCTTCAACAAAGCAATGGAGTTGAATAAAGACAAGGTGTTTAGTTTGGAGGATATGAGAAAGGCTTATGAAGAAGGCTATCTTGATGAACATAGTTTTGAAGTTGTTATCCAATCACTCCAACAACCAACAGAAATTGAAGTTGAGATTGAGATGGAAGATGTAATTCAATTGAAGAAAAGAGCAGGAGGTATTACTAATATGGGTAAACCAAAACTTGACTCACAGGGATGTTTAATGCTTAAAAAGATTTGATATGCCAGATATAGCAATGTGCAAGAATGAAACTTGCAAACTAAAAAAAGATTGTTACCGGTATATGGCAGAACCATCTAAATATTGGCAAACATACGCAGACATAAACCCTAACGAAAAAGGCGAATGTGATTACTTTATCAAATATATAAAACCAAAAAAATGAATTATAACATACAATCAATTACAGACACAAAGAACTCATTTCCTAAGAATACAAGATTCGTGTTTGAGGATTTTCTAATAGCTTGTCCTTTCTCTCTGGAGTATCTTCGCCAGGTATCACGCAAACGAGAAGTAATGCAATGGCGGCAGTTAGGTATGGTTTGGTTAGCAATAGAAAATATGCACCTGAGCAAAGCAGGTAAGTTCTTCGACAAAGACCACAGCACAGTTATTCACGCTTTAAAAGTAGTTAGACAAGCAAATAACGGATTTGATTATGTGCTAAAAGAAAAGATTGACAAGATAATGAACTGCATTGATCTTAGCGTACCTTACTCAAACGATTCAAGTGAGAACGAAAAGAACTCTTTAATTTATTTAGAACGATTAATTAAAAAAAAATTAGCTGCTGAAGGTATGCTATGTGTTTAAAAGTATTATATTTGTAAACAATTAAAAACAGAATAACTATGAAAAAAGAAGAAGTGGTAGACGTTCTACCGAAAAGCGAAACTATCTACACTAAGCTATGGAAAGCGAAGCAAGAGATAGGCAAAGTTACTAAAGGAAGTAACAATCCTTTCTTTAAATCAAAATACGCTGATTTAAACGCTATTTTAGAAGCTACTGAACCAATCCTATTAAAACACGGTTTAATACTCTTACAACCCATCTTAGACGGCAAAGTATGCACTCAGATAATAGACATAGAAAACGGAGATAAGATAGAAAGCAGTTTAGTTCTTCCAATGATTACCGACCCACAAAAATTAATTGCTTCGATTACTTATTACCGAAGAGGGTCACTCCAAACTCTGCTCACGCTTCAGGCGGTGGATGACGATGGTAACACGGCACGAGAAGCGGTAAGTAAGTTATTTCCTCAGGAACGTTTTGAATCGGGACTTACTAAAGTATCAAACGGAGAGTTAACTACAGAACAATTTAAGAATGCGTTGAAAGGATATGAATTAACTGAATTACAAACAAAAGCAATGTTATTGTTATGAAGATTAGATGTAGCGCAATAGGTAAGATAATGACTTCTCCCAGAACAAAGGGAGAGGTTCTATCTGAAACGGCAAAGACTTATATTCAAGATTACTTTAAAGAAAAGGAATTAGGAATAGCTAAAGAGTTTTGGAGTAGATACACGGATAAAGGTTTACAGATGGAAGATGAGGCAATAGAGTTTGCAGGTCAAGTCTTAGAATGGGAGTTTGTGGTTAAAAACACGGAACGATATAATAACGAATGGCTCACAGGCGAACCCGATGTAATTACAAAGTACCTACTTGCTGATATAAAATGCTCTTGGGATGGATCTACGTTTCCGTTATTCGATACTGAGTTAAAGAATAAAGATTATTTTTGGCAACTGCAAGGATATATGATGCTTACAGGATTAGATAAAGCTGAGTTAATTTACTGCTTAATGAACACCCCGCACCAAATTGTAGAAGATGAGGTACGAAGAGCGCATTGGAAAGCAGGGTTAATAGATGAGGATTTAGACTTGCGTGAAGCGGTACAGAGCCAACACACATTTGATCATATTCCTAACAACCTACGAATTAAAAGATTCATCGTAGAAAGAGACGAACACGCTATAGAACAGATTAAAGAGAAAGTAGAACTTTGTAGAAACTATTACGAAACGTTAAAAAGTATAATTTAAAAACAAAGTAAAATGAGTAGAAGTAGTCTTAAAATATCAGAACATTATATAAACCACGATACTTCAATTGAATATTATACTTTATCTTTTGAAATAATGGTTCCTGAAGATATTACAAAAGAAGAATGGTATATATTAAATCATAAATTAGAAGATTTATATTACGAAATGAAAGAAAGTAAAAATAATAATAATCAAAAACAAAAGTAAAAATGAGTTACGACAATACGAACACGGCAGTTATTTTTAAGAATAACAAGAAAGAAAACGAGAAGCATCCAGATTACCGCGGGACTATAAACGTAGATGGAAGAGAATTAGAAATTAGTCTATGGGTTAAAGATGGTAAAGCAGGTAAGTTCTTTTCAGGTAAGATACAAGAACCATTTAAAAAGATGGAAAATACATCTGACAAGATTAGAAACGAAAGTTCTGGGCTGCCTTTCTGATATTAAACATATTTGTTTATATTTGCCGCATAGATTTGCTCTCACATTATAAAATCTAAGGAATTTAGTTTGTCCTGATTAACAAGTAGCGAGGTGAGAGCCGTGAAAGTTAGTCGGGACTTTTTATTTAATATTAGAATTATGGCTAAAGACAAAAAAGGATTTATCTTATACGCTGACCAAAAAGCATTATTTGAACAACTACCAAATGAAAAGGCAGGGGAATTGATAAAATTTATCTTTGCTTATGTAAACGATGAAAATCCTGTAACAAAGGATTTAATTATAAATTTAGCTTTCACTCCAATTAAACAACAACTCAAAAGAGATTTAATTAAGTTTGAAGAAACTAAGGAAAAACGGAGTGAGGCAGGTAAGGCAGGTGCTAACAAAAGATGGCAAAACATAGCAAACGATAGCAAACGCATTTCGACTATAGCAAAAATAGCTGATAATGTAAATGTAAATGATAATGTAAAAGATATAAATAAACAACCTATTCCTCATTGGAATTCTGACATAGGAGTAGATGGTTATTCAATAAACAAAAAGAAATGATAGTTAATCATAGAAGCCAAGATGAGTTATTAGAGTTACTCAGACAAG